ATAAAATATTTCTTATTTTATTTTTAATAAGAAAAAGTTAGGGGTTAAAATATGCCATTGCATTTTTGCGTTCTTCGTCAGTGTCAACAGCACATTTAATTGATTCTTTGACAAATTTTTTGTATGTTTGAGGACAACCTGGGTTAAACCTCACATATTTTTTGTAAATATGTTTGATTAGTTTTGGGTCCACACTTCCCAAGTTGAAAAAAGCGTAATCACAAATTGTGTCACAAATCTGATTTGTGTGCCATGATCCAACATCTCCATCGATGATCTTGTCGACAACTTGTTTTTGTTTTTTCAAACTACACGTCTTGAAAAGAGGAATCAGATTTTCAATCAAGTCTTCGATTTGATCTGCTCCCCAAACGCTACCTACTTCGGTAACCATCTTGTGATAAGGCTGAATTTGGTTAATCAACTTTTTGGTGATTTTGGTAGGTTGGATAAGAAGTGCCATATTAAAGAGTTTAAAATTAAAATTAAAAATTGAGTTTTAATTTCATTTTTCTTGGGAAAAGAAAAAATACAAAATATGGATAAAACTAAACCTGACGAAGCCGATATTGTTGGAATCCAATTTGGAGTTTGGAGTGCCGATGAGATTCGTCGACTTGCTACTGTTGACCTTACAGATCATGGTACAAAAGGTAACAGTAATGCATTTTACGATGGTCGATTTGGTTCGATCAGTAACAGACAAGTTTGTTTCGAGTGTCGTGGAAACACAGATACCTGCACTGGTCATTGGGGAATGATTGAATTGCCATGTGCTATTCCAAACCCTTTTTTCCACAAGGAAATCAAACAAATTCTTCAATGTTTTTGCAAAGAGTGTAGTACTTTGCTTTATACAAAAGAAAGAATCGAACTCAATAATATGCACACCATTTCCGGGTCAACTCGAATCAAAACAATCTGCGATATTCTTGCAAAATCTAAAGGTAACTTTCAGTGTCCAAATGAGGCATGCAATACTCCAGTAAATGAAGTGGCTTTGAAAGATGACAAAACTTTTATTTACAAGTATTCTTTGCTAAATAGTGACAAGTCAAGTGACCTAAAGAAAAAGAAAGATACCAAGAAAGATGTTGAAATCGGTTATGATGAAATTTATGAAATGTTTAAAAATATTAAAAATGAAGACCTTGAAATCTTGGGGTTTAACGAAGAACTAATTAAAGACCCTCTTTACAATGAAAAGTCTACCTTTGTTAATGGCATGATGATTCATCGTCACCAAAACAGACCGGAAGATTACTTTGTAACGGTTTTGCCGGTTTTGCCTCTTTGCATTCGAAGTTATACCACTCAAGGAAAGGAAATGAAGCATGACGATGCAACAATTTTGTATCAGCTTATTCTAAAAGATGTCAATGCTTTTAAGAAAGCCAAAAAAGATGACGAGTTTAGAAAAATCAAAGATAATATTCAGAAAAACATTTTTAGTCTTTTCAAGCAAAAAGGAGAAGCAAAGGGTATCAAAAAGCCCTACAATTCCATTCATAACAGACTTTCTGGGAAAGAAGGTCATTTTCGAGGAGCCGTCGAGTCAAAACGAGCGAATTATGGTGCTCGCAGTGTAACTGGAAATGCTCCATATCTTCCGTTTGGTTGTATTGAAATTCCTCAGGAGATTACAAAAGTGACTCAGTCAACGGCGATATGCGATTTTAATTTAAAGCACTGGAATGATGTATTGAAGAAAGACAGAATGATGATGGAGATTGCCAGAAAGAATTACACCGCTTCCAAAGTTAACAAGATGCAAAAAATGGAAATCAGTAGTAAGCCATATACTTGTTACAATCAAAATACGACGGATATGAGTTTTATTAGATACGAACCAGTCATTCAGTACATAATCCGTAAAGGTCGTCAACTTAGTCCTCAAAGCAAATTTATTAAAGAGTTGAGAGTTGGCGACCATGTTCATCGCCGGCTTCAAGATGGCGATTACATTATTGGCAACCGCCAGCCTACTATTCGAAAAGAAAGTTTCAATAGTTATCGCGTACACGTTTCTCGTGATTCTACAAAAAGAACGATTTGTTTGCCGCTGCCTTGCTGTAGCAGCCTAAACATGGATTAACTGAGTTAGTTACATCATTATTATCACCTTATAAAATCCACATTCAAAACCACCTTAAAGTCCACATTTAAAATAAACATGACAGACGTCAAAGCTGTTATTTATCAAATGAAGTGTCGAACAACAAACAAAAAATATATTGGGCAAACAAGAAGCCACAAACTTACAAGAGGGAAGTATTATAAGTATGGAATAGACAGCCGGTTCAAAGAACATATTTCTGCATCAAGAAGAAGAAATACACCGTTATGTCAAGCAATCAAAGAACATGGTGGGGATACTTTTAAAATAAAGGTCCTTGAACAGTGCTGTTTTGAGGATGCGTCTGAACGCGAAATGTATTATATTAACAAATTTGATACATTGGTTCCAAACGGATACAACAAGCAAAAATATTCCAGAACTTATAAAAAACCAGTTGAAGTTTGCCCAACAAAAACTAATTCCAAATGTAGGATTTCAGGAGTTAGAAAAAATGGAGTTCTAACCTCTGCTAGAATATATTTATATTCTCATGAAGGTACCAAAAGAATAAACTTTAATAGATCTGATCAAACATTTGAAGAGAATTTAGAAAGAGCAAAAGAATATGCATCTCAATTATCTGACAACATAACTATTGATAATGTTATTCAAACGCCAACATTTGAAGAACAATATCAAACAAAAATAGATTCATGTGCAGATTATGAAATTGGCTCAGTTATATTAGCTCCGACTGGAAATCTTGCAAGAGTTTGTATTTATGAAGTTGATGGTACAAAATGTGTAAAAACGATTACATTTGGTGGAAAGCACTCTAGTTTGAAAGAAAATGTGGAAAATGCACTTAAATTTGTGGAATGTATAGGTGTTAATAAAGATAAGATAACAAATAATATAACTCAAAGTCCATAACAGGTAGATCCTATCAAGGTTAAAGTCGATACCTTGATAGATAAAGATTGTAACGACTTTCTCATTTTGAGTATATAACTACCTAGTCTACGATCGGTAGGCGAAACACCTTGTTGCGGGAAACCCCTTAGAGCTTATACTACTACTCATATGTTGGAAACTTCATATGATACCCAAGGTAATGACCTCGGGCATAGTAAAAACGTGTAAGATTGGGCGATCCGCAGGGTTACTTCCTAAGTGTGTTATAGTAAGCATATGGAAGGCTCTCAACGACTGAACGGGTGTTGGTTGGCGATGAAGGATTAACTATCCTAAGCTGGCTTAAGATACAGTCTAGCCCTTGGTGAAAATCAAGGTATCAGCGTTTGATGGCGACGAAGCAAATCTTCATGTTCCACAAGGTCCAAAATGTGTTGCGGAAATGATGACGCAAATGAATATTGAGCAGAAAATCATGACTTGCCAAACAAGTTCAAATATTGTTGATTTGGTTCAAGGAGTTATCATTGGACTTTACATTCTGTCACAAGACTATACTTTTATTGACAAAGGAATATTTTTTGATCTTTGTATGAGTATGACTTCTACCGAGAAATGGGAAGATGATTATTTGCGCAAATTTGAATTAAAGGAATTTTATAATCGAATCTACAAGTCGAAATATAAGAAATTGGTAAAAAAGAAAAAGGGTGAATATATTTTGGTGGCTGAAAAGATTCCCGGAAAGGTTGTTTTTAGTATGCTTCTTCCCCGTTACTATACTTCAAAACTGTCTACAAAATATGAAGATGGGAAACTCAAAGAAGGAGCTGTAATTGAAAATGGAGTGTTTGTTGACGGCACTCTTACAAAGAAAACAATGAATCGTGTTGTCCAAGAACTTTATATTATTTTTGGTCGACAGAGCGCTATCAATTATATCAATGGTGCAAACTTTTTATGCAACACATGGAATCTGATGCATGGTTTTACATTTGGACTTCAAGATTGCTTGAATACTCAAAAAGATAAAGTTGCAGAGGCACTTAAAGACGCAGATAAAGAAGTTGCATATATCAACTCTATGCCGAAAAGTGATGCCGAAAAAGAAATTTTAATCAAGGAAGCGCTGGGTGCTGCTACACAAGTTGCTCAAAAGATTTCGCGTGATGGTATGGTTGGAGGCGAGAAAAATGCGATGGCTATTTCTACACTATCAAAGGCCAAAGGTAGTTACGTCAATCTTTGCTATATCTCATGTTTTCTTGGTTTGCAAACTGTGATGGGAGACCGTTATGCTCCTCAACTTTGCGAAGGTACTCGTACTCTTCCGTGCTTTAAACGTAACGATATGACTTCTAAATCTCGTGGATTTGTTAAAAGCAACTTTTATGGAGGTCTTGATCCTGCTGGTTTATTTTTCCATGGATGGTCTGCACGAAAGGGGTTGATTGATACCGCTGTTACAACTCGTACATCGGGATACAGTCATCGTCAGTTTGGCAAGAAAATGGAAAATGCTCGCGTGGATCAATACGGTACAGTTCGTGATTGCGATGGAAGCATTATTGATTTTTGTTATGGAGAGTATGGATTTGATGCTTCAGAAGTATTCTGGAACAAGGGTATTCCATTTTTTATTGATTTTGAAAAAGTTGCTAGCATTATTAATATGGAATGGAAAGATAGTCATCCAAAAGAACAGGAACCTGGCTTGCTTGAATTTAAAGAGAAACACCTCAAGGTTTTGAACAGTCATCTGATTATTTATGGCCAAACAATGAATAATCCTCCCACTATTGCCGTTAAAGATAGAATTGCACAGGTTGTCAAAGAACAAATGAAGGGAGTAAAGATATATGCAAACAAAGAATGCTTGAATAAGTTTTTTGATACTATCCGTTCTGCATTCTATCGTTCAAGAGCAACTCCTGGAAATATGGTTGGTTTCAAGGCTACTTGTAGTATTGGAGAAGCAGGTACTCAAGCAGTTCTTGATGCATTCCATCAGTCTGGTACTAGTAGTAAGACGACTACTATTGGTTTGCCGCGTTTGGAAGAACTTACTAATCTTACAAAGTTTGAAAACCTAAAGGTTGCTGGTGGAAGTTTTATTTATAAGGATAAAGTGTTGCAAAATGGCACAAAGTCGGAGAAATTGAAGCGAGTAAACGAACTTCGATCTGAATTTGAGCACAAAACGCTTCAAGATTTTTGTGAAATCACAATTGAAAAATTAACCAAAGACGAGCCCACAAATGAATGGGAGGTATTGATGAATATTCACAAGGTACATGAAATGCCAGAATGGTTTGATACGTGGGTTGAAGTTAATGGGTTTGATCAGCCAGATTTGGAAGAAGGGTTTGTTGTCAAATGTGCCGTCAAAAAAGAAATGTTGTACAAATATGGTAAAACTCTTCATGATCTTGTTGATTGTTTGGATATTGATAAATATTTTGTTGTACCAAGTCCTCCTTCTCTTTCTACATTGTATATTTATCCAAACTATGACAATGTTAGTTTGCCAAAAACTATTGACAGTGCCGCTGAAAATTGGCGCTATTATTATACACGAGATGTTTGTGCTAGTGATATTTCTGATACAACCGTTTGTGGCATTCCTGGAATTCATGAAATCTTTTATCACGAGTCTGAAGAAGGAAACAATATTGATTACCAAGGCAATAACTTTGTTGAACTTATGAATAACCCTAAAATCAAGTTTTCTAGTTTAGAAACTGACGTCATTTGGGACGTGTATAATAATTTGGGTATCAATGCAGCATTTATCTTTTTGTATGAAGAACTATCGAAATGCACAGCAAAGAGTTTGAATCCCAGTCATTTCATGTTGCTGTCTAGAACTATGACCAACGAAGGATTTCTAACCAATGTTACCAGAAACGGTATCTCTGATAAGGTTGGTATCCTTACAAAGGCTAGTTTCGAAACCCCTGTGGACAATTGTTTGTCTGCAGCTGTATGGGGAAAGAATGATGGTGTTGATAGTTTGGCATCGAGTTACTTTTTGGGAACAGTAGGAAAGTATGGTACTCGAAATCCCAACTTTGAAGTGGCTAATGATAAGGGTAAAATTGTTTCATTTTAATTTTATTTTGTTTAAAATAACAAAAAATGAAAAAAACCGCTTAAAAGTTTTGATTCTTATATAAGGGATGACTCTATGGAAATCCCCAGTCCTATAAAACAAAAGTTAGTCTTGTATCAAAGTATACGAATGAATATGTTATTATAGTTATAGGATGCCTCTTGAGGCCTAGAGGTCAAAGGGTTATGAGTTTGTCACATAATCTTAAACTATGCCTCCCTCCTGCGCACGAGGGGAAAACGGTGCAGCGCTTTTATAGATTGTGATTCTGGTGTATAAAAGGTTTGTTGGTCAACCAAAAAGTGACATTTTGGTATGGCAAGACAATATGATAGAGTCCTCGTAGACAAAGGGTAATAAGTCGCAGAAATTAACATAGTGTACATGATCACCTATAATAGGTCTATCATCTACGCGATAATTTGTCCTCTGCGCGATCATCAATGACTCATATTGTAAGAAATTAAATATCTGTTATTTTCTAATTAAGAATATAACGGAAAACAGTAAACTGTTTGATATACTAATTAAGGGTTAAGATTGCTTGAATATTATGTGTCATAAAACAGGTAAGTTGTGTTTCATTTTTATTTTAACATTAAACAATAGATACTAACAACATTGAGATATTAATTTTCCAGGTAGGGAGCAGGGCTCCCAAAAAGTCAGTTGCAAGGTCAACAAGCAGGTGCGCAGCAAGGTCTCATGCGAGACAAGTCGAAAGACGTCCCCTTTGCTAGGGGTGGATCATTTGATCCTCTTTGAGGGCAGAAAGAATTCTGCTCTGAAAAAGAATAGTTTTCTTTGGTCTTCAAAGAAAAAATTGAAAAATGTTTTTGGTATATAATTATTGATTAACCATGATCAATATCTGTGTTATTGGAAATAAGGGAGTTGGAAAGTCTAGTTGGATTCTAAAATGGTCACAGTATTCTAAAAACATCAATTTTACAGGTTTGGACAAAGCACAATATGTTTTTCTAATGTTTGATGTCACAGATTTGCAGTCTTATCGAGACAATATTTTGTGGTATAACCTGATTCGGGAAACTTGTCCAAAAATTCCCATTTGCCTCATCGGAAACAAGATCGATGCGAAAAAGCGGGTGGTTCTTCCAAAATTGATCAAATTCCACCTTAATCATCGTTTGGTTTATTACGAAATGTCTGCTCTAAGCGGATACAATTTGAACAAACCAATCGAGTGGGCAGAAAATGGAGGGCGAATTCCAAACTTTGTCGACGACCATATGTTTAAGTAATCATTTTAAATATTTGGTAAAGGTTATAGATATGACCATATTTCAACTCCACGATTTCTAAAATTAAATATTTATTTGTCATTTTCCCATTTCCTAAACATTTTATTTTTTTGATATATTCAGCAACTTCTTTATACATGAATTCGTTCATCATTTTTCTTTTCATCCATTCACAAAAGAAATTACAATAACGAGGGCTATCATACCTAGTATCTCCCCCAATTAATATTGCATTTTGAATAACTTCACGAGGATACGGTAAATTTATCACAGAATCTATATTTTTATATAAATACGTGCTATGAATATCACCATTTTTTAACGACTCTAATAATTTTTTATCTTCATACATGATATTTCCATTTTTGTCAATAAACGACCATGAAATATTAAGCCATTCCAATTTCATAATCCAATTTTTCAAGTCATCATCAGATATTTGTTTATTTTTGATCCACAAATCTTTTAGCCTCAAATATTCTGTATATGTTATAAGGTTGTAATTGCAATCATATAACTTGAAATCATTCACAATTTCGTCTTCAGTAATATCCCTAATTTTAAGATGAAAAATTTCTGCTTCCTTGGATTTTTCTATTTCTATAAGACTCTTTCTTAACCGAACGGCTTCTAAATCTTCTGATAATGGTTCGAAAAGAGATAACAATACATTCGTTTTTATCACATCTTGCTGCAACTTTATCAGCTTGTTTTCCAAATCACATACATCTTCATACTCTAATTCGTCCAAATTTTTTAATTGATCAACCATATCATCATATCCAGGCCAACTTTCTACGCCAAAATTAAAATTATCATCGTCATTCATTTTATTTATTCTTCTTTTTTAAAAATGAATTATTTCAAATTGTAATACTTGTACAATCTTTTTATAGCAGTCAAACATTGCTGTTTTGTTCCTCCGCACCATCCCTCAGGACAATGATCAGTCTTTTTCAAATTTCTATAATAGTTGTGTATATTATTGCTAATAACACCAGTATCTCCATCTTGACATATTATACCAAATTGTTCTAGCGAAATACCTAATTTAGTTTGACAGATTATATCAAATTCATCTTCTGTATAATTTTTATGTAAACTGGAAAAATGCTGACAATATAAAAATGTATCTTCAAAGATATTCCTTCTACTCATTATTATCAATCATTTGTTTAAATATCTTTCTTATCGATTCTCTTGCAGTAGGGATGTTGTATAATTGCAATAATTTGCTACAATCTAATTCACAATTGCTTCTTCCAGCCTTTAAAACTTTTGATTGTTCTTCCAAACTAAAATTAGTCCATTTTAAATTGGGATCAACAATTTCTTTGTAAAGTTCCATTATTTCATTATGTGATACTGCTCCAGGATTGCAAAAATTGTAAATTCCAGTGATACATTTTTCAGACATATCCACAAGTAAAGGAAGAAGGTCAGATAGAATAGACATGGAATTTGGAATATTTACAATCTTTTCATATTTAAGAATCTTTGTGACAAAGTTTCTAGGATGAAGATCATCTGAAATAGGCATTCTAATTCTTAACGTTAATACATTATCATACGACTTTAACAATTCTTCCACCATAATTTTTGTTTTGCTGTAAAAACTACCAGAAAAATTTGGAGGATCTGTTTCAGTATATTTTTTGTCATAATTTATGATTGATCTATTTTCTAGAAATTGTGTATATTCTTTTCTGGTGTTCCCTTCTGGTTTAATTACCTCTCTATATTCCCATGATCCAATTGCGCCAGAATATGTGTAATCAACTACTTCTTTAGTGGGATATTCATAAATGCAACCAGTGCCAAGATAAGTGACATGAATATCTCGTTTTTTGCATTCTTCAACTACTGTAATAACACCTAAAACGTTGGATTCAATAACCTCACGTTGATGATCTTCGCACCAATCAACGTTTGGGCGTCCTGTTAACCCTGCTGAAATAATCACTTTTTCAGGCTTTACTGTATCTAGTAATTTTTGTACAGCTTGTCGGTCTTGCATTCTAACTCCCGTCGCAAGGACGTTATCCAATAAATCGACAATCTTTTGACCGATCCATCCAGTGAGTCCGCCGAAAACAACGTACTTCATCCTTTTGTACCTTTACCAATTACTTATTCTTTAAACCAATCACTATTCTTAGAATACCATTCAACTGTTTTCTTCAACCCTTGTTCCCAAGAAATAGTAGGCTTCCATCCTAATTCCTTTAATTTACTTACATCGATAGCATATCTAATATCATTAAACGCTCTATCTTGTACTTTCTTAAATTGTGCTTTTTTAGGTCTAATAATACGTTGAAGTTGTTCTGCGATCTGATTGACACTAAATTCTGTGGAAGAACCAATATTGTAAACTTCGCCGATCTTACCTTTTACCAATATAGTTTCAAATGCACGAGCGACGTCATCACAGTGAATAAAATTTCTAATATTTTCACCTGATCCATGAATAGGGCAAGGTTCTTCACTTAACATATTAAGAATAAATTTAGGGATTAGTTTCTCTGGATATTGTCTTGGCCCGTAAACGTTGTTTCCTCTGGTAATAATGATTGGCATTTTAAACGACTTTTGATAACTGAGCACAACCATCTCTGCTGCAGCCTTTGAAGCAGCGTAGGGATTTGTTGGACTAAGAATAGCCTTTTCATGAAAAATACCATCTTCAATTTCCCCATAAACTTCATCGGTGCTGACATGGATAAATTTTGTAATTCTATTCCATACCCTGCATGCTTCTAATAGTTTATGTGTTCCTACAACGTTGTTTTCTGTAAATTTTACAGAATTGTTAAAACTGTTATCTACATGACTATAGGCGGCAAAATGTACCACAGTATCTATGTTATACTGATTGAGCAAGGTAAGAACAAGTAAACTGTCCCCGATATTTCCTTTGACGAATGTATAATTATCTTGGTAAGATACATTTTTTTCTCTTGCACAATAATCCAACTTGTCCAAATTGATAAACTTTAAATTGGGATATTTTGGGAGCATGTGGTTAAGAAATGCAGAACCAATAAATCCACAGCCTCCAGTAACAAGTATATTTTTCATTTAATATAGTTATTTGTAATAAAGTAATTAAATGAACTTTTGTGTGACGTTGTTAACTTGCAATGATAGAAATACTACTGAAAAAACTATCAATTCTTTTATAGAAAATACTAATATTTCTCAGAAATTAGATTTCTATGTATATGCTCAAGGATGTACAGAAGAGTATATTTTAGGATTAAAAAATATTGAACATTCTAATATCAACTTTCATTGGATTGTTAAAGAAGAAAATAAGGGATTAACTTTTGCTATGAACAAGTTAAATGCGGCCGTAAAGGAATATAAATATGCTATGTTTCTTGAAGATGATTGGATATGTATCACAGAAAATAAAGAGTGGTTGAATGATAGTTTAGAATTTTTGGATAAGCATGATGATGTTTCCACATTATTTCTAAGAAAATGGTCTGGAGAAAAAGAAAAATTAAAATATGGATGGACGCGAACGATCGAATATTTCATTCATAAAAATCCTGGAAATTTCAACTATGAAAACAAAATGAAGGAAAGTCATAAAATTAATCTTGGTTCTACGTTATTTAGAGATATTCCCGAGTATCTTTACAGTAACAATCCAAATATCCATAGAAATGAGGATTATTATAGAGTAGGAATTTTTCCGTTTATACCTCATGAAGATATCAAAGATAGCTTTGGTGAATGGGATGATTCTAATAGTAACGATAAAATAACAAAATGTTGGGGATATTCAGAAGCATATTCAATGGAAAAACATTTGGGATTAAAATGTTACTATGTTGATAATGGAATTTTTGGACATTATGAAGATTGGCAAAATTTTTAATATTTCTTTTCGACCAACTGATAGGATTTTTATAAATATATAAAAAATACGGGAATTAACGTGGATTATATAATATTTTATTTATCTGAAACATATATTAAATTTATTGATTTTCATAATCTTGAAGATAGTTTTAAAATTTTATAAGCAAAGCGGATCCATAAAATCTATGATTTTACTTACAACAAAAACAACATTTAAATCTCAAATTATCATGTGTGAGAAAATCTAATCAAGTAAGGCACAAAACAGGCTATAAACAAATACATGAATGGATATCTCAAAATTCTGATTATGTTAGAAATGCATTGGATGCAATATATAAAGAAGATTATGAATTGTATGAATCTAATTTGGTTAGTTTCTTTTAAACTTAAAAGAAAGTGTTTATGAATTTGATATCTTCTTTATCTTTTTCCTCGTTTCTGATTAATTTCATTTGTTTTATAACATTTAATGTTGCAAATTTAAACCCATTAAAATAAAAATAGTTTGAAGGATTGTATATTATCTCATGATGATGTTTATTATAGTAAGATAACCAAACTCCTTTATGACATCCTTCGACGTCTGAATTTAAAACTAGAAAATCTAGATCGCCAGCAGCTCTTAACCCAAACATATCTAATATGGTCGATGAAGTTACTGCATAATCATCAGTTGCTTGTTCAAAATATAATTTTAGCCGTTTTTGAGTATTTATAGAAGGATTTGTTCCTTTATTTATGTAATACAATGAGTTTTCATTTAAAATACTAGTGGCTATTCTCCATGTATCTGTGAAATGATCACTTATATGAAGAGAATGTTTACCTAAATTGAATAATGAACGCAATTCTGCTTTCATTTGAATATCTTTAGATGGATCATTAAAATAAAATAGTAATACCTTTATTATTCCGGTGTCATTCCAGCACACCGGCAATTTTCCCCCACGACCATCAGGCGGAAATAATCCACCAATCCATTCTTCTCCTCTATATACTTCTTTTATGAAATTACCACAACCTTTTTTTGTAATGGTAGTTTTCTTATCGTATAAAACTGTTCCGTATTTGTTTAAAATTGGTTCTATTTTATTTAAATTTGGATGATTCGAAATGGATGGCCATAAAATGATTGATCTTATATTATTTTCGGGAGGAGAATATTTAAAATTCATATTGGATGCTTTGTGTAACAATTGCAAATATTCTAAAGCCATAAAATCTGCAATATTGGATTTTAAAACTGGAAATCCGGAACGGTTTAAAAAGAAACTATAATCGTATTTGCTGCTCGGAATATTTTGAGTTATAATTTTAGGAAGTATTCCCAAACATATTGATGTTGTAAGACGATGTGCCCCATTTATTAGTATATTTTGATTGTTTATTTGTATGGGATGCGAATTATCAAAACCTATTTTTCTCATATTTTTTATAAGACTATTAAACTCGTTATAAAACTGTTTTATTCCAGATTTTGTCCCTGGATGTTCCCAACAACCATTGAATGTTGTCATATGTTGATCGTAAACATATTTAGCCCAATCTGATTGTATATTTTTGATAAAATAATCTATATATGCTTTTTTGGCTCCTAAATCAAAGCGGGTATCCATTTACATAAACCCTTTTTCTTTTAATATAGGTTCCAAATGTATTTTAAAACTTTCATCTTCATTTTTTGGATATTTTTCAAGGCATATCTGCTTGTTAATTTCCATCGCTTCTTTTCGAGAATAATAATCTTCCTCTGTCAAATTGTTTACAATATCAATAATTTCGTCAACATTTTCAGCTATAATTATACCTCTTATATCAAAAAACTTTTCGATATTAGGACAACCATAATATATAGGTACAGTATATGATATTAAACAATCGTTTAGTTTTTCACTAAAATAACCATTAATTCTAGAATTTTCAACAACAATATGGAACATACTATCCTGAAAGGCTGGAAACTTAGTTTCTTTTGGTAAAGGAAGAGAATTAGGATATATTTTCAAGCTTCCCAAATATCTTGTTGAATAATACATTTTTTTGGGTATAATAATTTCAGACTGTCTATTCCAAACTGACATTCTAGTATTGTAATGTGGATTGCCATTTTTTCCTCCACAAATAAAAGAAACTCTAAATTTTTTATTTTCTAGAGTACACATATTAACCTCTTCTTTTGTAAGCCATGTTTTTTGTCTGTTCATTTCTACAGCATTTGGACATCCATTTATAATTTCTTCGCGATATGCAACAACAAGATCAAAATGATGATAATTATGTTTAATCCAATTAATCAACTGTGGAAGGATTGGTTCACATGCGTACCAAATATGTATTTTATCATCTTTGGGAGGAATGTAAGTTGTGTCTATCCATAATTTTGACGATTTAATTGTTTTAATTGGCAAATGATTTAAACCCCACGATGAAAATACTTCCATTTATAAAGATAATTCTATTTAAAGAATTATATTCAAATAAATGTTTAAAAGCCAGTATGGACAAGACGAATTTATTTATAATACTTGGTTTAAAGATAAGAAAGATGGATTCTTTTTAGAAATTGGCGCAGATGACGGAATTAGATTCAGCAATTGTTATTTTTTTGAAAAACAGCTTGGTTGGAAGGGTATTGCTATCGAACCAAGAAAAAATGCATTTGATAAATTGATCATCAATAGAAATTGCAAATGTCACAATGCAGCATTATCGGATAAAAAAGAAAAGGCAAAATTTATGGATATTAAGGGTTGGGGACTTGGATTGTCAGGATTGGTCAATAAATATGATCCTCAACATAAAAAGAGAATAGAATGGGAATTAAAAAATCCTCAAAATTGCGGACATGATATTATTGAAGTGGATACAATTAAGTTGTCAGATCTATTGGATGAAGAAGGCGTCACACATATTGATTTTTTAAGTATTGATACTGAGGGTAGTGAATTGGATATATTGACGACATTGGATTTTAATAAAGTACAAATAAATATAATTACAGTTGAAGATAATTATAATGACCCAAAACTTATGGAATTTTTTGTTACAAAAGGTTATAAGTTTGTAAAACAAATTATGTGTGACAAAGTGTTCAAAAAAGTGTGATTCTTTTAATTATTAAAAGAATTTATTGTCTTTCTATTTCGAAGCGACTTTTCCAATAACTTGTTTTAAGATAGTTATAATCATATTTCTTTGTCTTAAATTCTTCAATTTTTTTCAATAAAAAATCTTCAGTAATTTCCGACAAATCATCATATAAAATAATAGGTATATGTTGTGGCCAATCTTGGAAGCAAATATGATTTTTAAGGATCGGTATACTTCCTAATTGCAACGCTGTCCACGTTCTTCCACAATCAATTCCATTACCTAAAGGACAGATTGTAAATTTATGATTAAATACGTTATTCATGAATTCCGAATGTTCTAAATATTTTCCTGTTTTATGTTGACATAAATTTGTTACCCAATTTTTATCATTAAAATAATTATAAACTTTAGATCGTTCAGAATTATTTGTACCAATTGTAAAACACATAAATACAAGATTTGTATTAATAGATTCCTTTCCGTCAGTTATAACAGGTTTATAATTGATATGATTGTAAATTTCACTGTCATATTTATTATTCCCTATCCATGTTCCTGATAAAGTTCCCATAGGAAGAGAAATTAGATCTTTATATCGACAATTAATATTTATCGCAAACCATTTCACTATATTGTTAGGTTTTTGTTTGTACAAACTATCATTTATAGGAATATCAGACGAACCAGAAACAAGAACAAACCTTTTGTTTATGCTTTCACACATTTTAAATATTGTAACGATATGGTCTGTTCTGCAATAAATAATAATACATTCTCTTGTATCATTATTTATTTGTTCCAACAATGAATGGTTGATGACAGTTTTGCATTCTTTACCATGATCCAACCATTCATTATATGAATAATAATAATCACAACATTTAACGTAACGAAGATTGCATATTAACTCCTTTTGATCAACGCTTATCAGCATTTATAATTTATAAATTCTTTAATGATAAAATATAAATAAATGAACACTGTAAAAAATGGGAGATTGTGCAACCAAATTATTAGAAATCTAGCTGTTAGTTTACTTGCAGAAAAAATAATTTCTTTTAAACATTAAAAGAAATCATAATTCACATGACAATTTTGTATATCACTGTATGATGGAGACTGTCTTATAATATTTTTCTTTGGAGTGTATACATTAAATTTTTGCTGAACTGTTTCACAGTAAAATACATCGATTTCTTTACCAAAATCTAAAGCATTCTCTAAAATATAGTCAAACAAAGATGATTTTAATATATATGCTCCTGTTGTGAAACATTTTCGTGGTTTTTCAATATTATTTGTTATAGGAATCGCAGGACAAATATTATTTGCTGACAAATAAAACATATCCCAATCTTTATCCTTTAAATCATATAAACATTTATCTAAATTTTCTTTCCATCCTGGAGTAAAATAAAAATCGTCTTCCAATATCGTTACCATATCATATTTCCTTTCTTTTGCAATTTTGATAACATTATAGTGACTCAATACGCATCCAAAACATCCACTTGCATAGGATGGTGAAGCATGATATACGATTTTTTTAAAATTATTAAATTCTTTCTCAAATCCATGTACTTTAGTGTCATATTTTATAGCATCAAATCTTTCCCACTCTAACTCATGTTCGTCTAAATATTTTTTAGCTTGTTCAAGGCGATCAGTTCTATGTTCAAGATTTATGACAAATATATTGTTCATTTTATTTAAAACGTGTTTATTAAGGAGAAATAAATAGAATGCAACTTATTAAAAGAATACACATATATTAAATGCTTGTTGTTGCAAGTGAAGGAAAAGGATCATGGTGCATTGATTTTATCAGACACGTTGTAAAAGTAACTTTGGGGAAAGAAGTAACTTTATGTAACAAAAAAAATTGTGATGATGCTAAATTGTTACTACACAGCATGTTTTTTAATCACGAACCAGTATTCAATAAAATAATCCCTTACATTACTTGGTCCGGAGAAAACTGTATTGCACCGGGCAGAAATTATCCGGCTCTTTTTCATGTTTGGAAACCGGGAGATCCAGATAGCTTTGATATTCCATATATAGTTGTTGCCTTTTTTGAACTTCAAAAAGTTTATAATCTTAAATTTAATTTGAAAGATCTAAGAATTTACAAGGGAGAGAAGCCTGAATTTTTAGCATATTGTGCAAGTAGACCTGTTTCATTAAGAGACAAGTTATTTAGTTTATTTCCTAGAGGCCATGGATTAGGAAGATGTCAAACAACTCCTGGTAAAAGAGTAGATGGACATTGGCATTGTATTTGGGAGCACTATAAACCATATAGATTTGTTCTTGCAATGGAAAATCTTAAAAAAGATAAATATATTACTGAAAAGTTATTGAATGTGTTAATAGCTGGAGCTATACCTATTTATTATGGCGACTCTAAATGGGTAAAACAAGTCTTTAACGAAAAATGTATTATTTTTGTTGACGATTTTCCAACTTTAGAAGATTGTGCAGAATATGTTAAAAAAGTAGATAGCACACCTAGTTTATATAAAGAATATACCGAGGAAAAGAGATACATAAAAGAATTGGGATATTTTAGCGAAGATATTGTTTGTGATGAATATAAAATGATGGGAACTCTGTTAAAGAATTTTGTTTAAATTCATATTAAGAAATATGAATGTTAATATCATAACAGGGGAGATATTCTGATCCAAAATGAAATAATATAAGTGTCGTTCTGTGTTTCTTTTAAGATTCATTTTTGAACAACGAGAAGTGTATTATCAAAACTATAATTATATGGATTTGGGATTCTCAATACTTGAATGTATTCTAACCCAAACTCTAATTTAAGGTTATCTTTAATTTGATCAAATGTTTTGGCAACATCTGGTAATAAATCTTCTATAATAAAAATACCGCCTTTTTTTAGTTTATGGATACTATTTCTAAAAAATGTAAAATTTGCATTAAATGTATGTAGACCGTCGTCAATAATTATATCAAATTCTATGTCTTTAAGGTCGTCATTTTTAAATAGGTGTTCAATGTCAGTTGGAATAGTTTGATCGCAATACCAAGTTTTTATATCATCTGTATAAATTAAAATATCACGATCAATATCAGCACCATAAATTTTTCCATTTTTAAAATACTTATTCCATCCATAATGAGAAGCACATGGCTTAGCATTTACACCCATTGTTGACGGCAAATTTGGATTATTTGTACCAAGACCCATTTCAAACAAATTAATTTCTTTGTCTTTTAAATAATTAAAAAGTCTATCATAAAATGACGTATAATTGTGATGACCAGAACCTTTATCGCTTCCAAAATTATTCATAATTTCGCGTAATTCTGTTTGGTCCTTTTGATAAGCTTTTTGATCAAAGTATTCTTGAATAAGCTTGTCCATTTATTTTAAAAAATTTCTTTAACCTTTTATTCTTGTACCCCAAAAGGGATATTTTAATGACTCACCTTCTCCGTATTTAGGAAACCATGCCTCATCATATAAAATAACAGTGCCATGTTTTTTCCTTAAAATACTTAAAATACTTTGTCCATGTCTATTGTCTCTAAAATAACTGGCTTGTTTTTGATTAAAACAATCTGTAAATAATTCTGGGTAATTATAGACCGTTTTGAAATAATCATTTATGATATTTAAAGAATTAGGGCATTTTTTAATAATAAAAACTGTCGCGTGAAGTTGACCTGAATTTTTTATTTTTTCATTAGTCACATTAAAATAATCAAATATTTCTTTGGTTGCCCAATCTTTTTCTAAATATGGAGGCATAATAAAACTAACAAACCCGGTATTAGTTTTATTTAACATTTCGACATATTGATTAAATCGCCCCTTACCTCTTAAGTTTATAGTAGAGCCCGAGTCTGCATATACCAAGATATCTCCCATATTAATTTCATCCAATCGTTTCTTTAAAAAATAAGGTTTCCATAATTCATAGCCTCCTAATTTTTCGTGTTTTAAAATATAAGAAAATCTTGTTTTGAATTCATTAGTCATATCATCAGGACCATATGCATGTATAGTATCAAATCCAAATTCCTTTGCTTCTTTAACAATTCTTTCTTTAGATTTGACAAAATTTTCATCACCATATGTAATAAAATGGTTCATGTTTAAATAAAGTAATACTATTAAAGATGAAAGTATTACTTGTTGATATTGGTGTTTTTCAGCCTTATATATTAGATAACATTAAAAATTTGAAATTATTTGGAAATAATGATATTACTGTTATTACTGAGCCACAATTTTTTAAATTCTTTGATGGGCTTTCGGTTGAATTGATTGATCAACATAATTTAAATGAAAAAGTTTATAAACAAAAATCAAGATTGGACGCTCATTTTTGGGGAGGATTTTGGCAACATTGTAGTAGACGATTTTTTCTTATTAATGAATATATGAAACAATATAATGCTAAAAATTGTGTGCATTTAGAAAATGATGTTATAAGTTATGTGAATTTCAGTGAATTATTTAAAGATATAGATCAAACAAAATTATGGCTCGCGATCGATTCTTCTACTCGCTGTATTCCTTCTATTTTATTTATTCCAGATCAAACATTTAGTCAAAAAATTGTAGATAATTATGATTACGCAAAAAATGATATGATCAATCTTGGTAATATATATTATAATACAGATTTTTGCGAATCTTTCCCAATCATTAATGAAGGTTTTGAACATCTTTCAAAGAATTTTAATGGTTATATATATGATGCTGCCGCAATTGGACAATATTTAGGAGGTATCGATCCAAGACACGAAGGAGGTAATAAACCTGGGCTTGTTAGTCCAGACTGCGTAGTTAAATATAATAATTACAAATTTTATTGGAAACAAATAAATGGCTTATATGTTCCGCATTTGGAGGATATACCGATTGTAAATCTTCATATTCATTGTAAACGATTACATGATTTTATAGCTTCAAATCCACAAGAAACAACTATAATTAAAAAATAAGTTTTTATATTAATAATATGAAATGTTTATGAATGATGACGAATGTATTGGTTATATTTTATCTCGCTTAAATATAACAAATTATAATCTTGTTCATTATTACTGTTACCAAAACAAGGACAATGATTTTTTAGAACAACATACAATCAAATTAACAGAACAGATCTATTTGAACAATTATTGAAAAAACATTATTAAACAATTCCATTTAACTAAATGGAATACATACCTAATAAAGATTCTTTGGGATTTGATATTTGTCAAGTTACACAAAAAACATTAAAAGAATTGCATAAAATTTGTAGTTTTATTCCATACGCAGAAGGTTTCAATTCATCGGGGTGGATTAAATATCATATTGCTCATAATGATTTGAAAGATGCAAATGGAGGTCGTTTATATATTGTTCGTAGACCACCCCAAAAGATGGAATATAAAAAAGATTTTCCGAGAGCATTTTGTATCAATATGGAACGTAGACCAGACCGTAAAAAAGATATGGAAGAAAAGTTTGCTAAATTTGGATTTGATGTGGAATTTTTTAAGGCAGTAGACGGTAAAGAATTAACTCTTACTGATGAAATCAAGCACATGTTTCGTAATAATAATCATGGTTATAAATGCGGAATTATTGGATGTGCTCTAAGTCATATTAATCTTTGGAAACAATTGATAGAAAGTGATGAAAATGAATATATTATCTTTGAAGATGATGAAGAGTTTCAAGATGATATGAAAGAAAAAATATCACATGCTCTCGCACAAGTTGATGGAAAAGAATGGGATATTTTATATCTTGGGTTTATCATTTGGAACGATAAGCGTGATCCAATTAAAAAATCTCTTTGGAACAACAATCTTCCTAAAGTGACCCCATTTGATAATAATTTTTGGGGTGGAGGCACTGGTAGTTATATTATTAGTAGATCTGGTGCTAAAAAACTATTAGATTGGATCGAAGAAAATGGATTACCAAGTCCAATCGATCATTTAGCGAGAGCATTACCAAATGTTTATAGATATTCGACTATCCCACATCTGGTATATAATGATTATGTTGGCCCATATTCCAATAACAAAGATACAGATATTCAAACTGATTCTTCTAGTTTACTTCAAAATTCTTCTAAAACGTGTAATGGTGTTGTAGTTGCTAATTTTAAAGGTCAATTTGGAAATAATCTTTTTACATATTTAGCTGCGAGAATATTTGCAGAAGAAAATAGATTGAATTTTATCACTGAATTTAAAAACGATATTTTTACTATTGAAACTAATAATACGTTTGGTGAAACACCAAATAGCCTACAAAGTTATATGATTGACGATGAGTCATATGATAGAATTAAAAATGTGATTCCTTTTCAGGGAACAGGATATTATATTTTTAATGGATATTTTCAAAACGAACCTTATCTTTATAGAAAAAGAGATGATATTAAAAAATGGTTAAATATTGATAAACCTCCTAATAAAAAATGTGTTATTCATTTGAGACTCAACGATTATCTTTATCCATATAGACATCTAGTTGTTAATAGAAATTATTATTTGGACTGTGTCAAAAAATATGGGGATGATTGTATAACTATAGTTTGTGACAAATTAACAAAGCAATGGGAAAAAGAATATTTTAGTGACCTTAAAAAGCAAATTGAAGAACTTGGAAAAACTGTAGAATACAAAGAACAATCCATGAAAGAGGATCTTGAAACCTTGATAAATGCACAATCAATTATAGCTAGCAATAGCACATTTTGTTTTTTGGGAGCATTTCTGTCAGACGCTAAAATTATCAGTTTTCCATACACTGGAGTGGACCTATTAAAAGATGGTACTATTAAAAAATGGGATAATAATCCAATTCTTTTTAAACAATCCGGAGACAATATTGTTTTTAACACAGAATTTAGTCTTAGTATTTATGATTATTTTGAAGGCACAGATTTATTCAACAAACTCTAAATTTCATTATGTAAATAATGAAAATTCACTGGTCACCATACCATTCATATATTGCTTTTGGATTATTGTATGAACCAACTAAATTATACCACATTGTACAGCGTTCTGTAGCAAAGTATGGTTCATTACTCCATCTAGACACAAATTCATAATCATGTGAATATCCAGCTTCTTTATGAGACTTCCAATTACCATATTTTTCTATCAAATCTTTGCGATGAATAACGCAACTTGTATCAATACGATATAATTTAGGCTCTTTACAAATTATATTATATTTTCCCATAATCATCGAACTAAATCCATAAACAGCATTTGTTGTGCACATTCTTTCATAAAAATACAAGAAATGGTTTCTTAAATAGTAATTATCATCATCTAAATAACTAATCCAATTACCTTTGGCTAATTCTAAACCACGATTTTTCGGAGTGCACCCTCCATCATTTGAATTTTGTACCATATTTTCAACACGAATTCTAGGATCTTTAAATTTTGTATAATCCAAAGTTGGGCAACAATCTCCAACAATCACTATTTCAAAATTTGGATAACCCTGATTCAAAATGCTAAAAACAGCAGTTTGTAAAAGGTCCTGCCGTTTATATGTACTAATAATAACACTTATCTTGTTATTATTGTCAAGAGGTTTAGCATTTTCAAATAATGACTTGCAAAATTCTGGTTCTTCCCATAACATATTCAAATCCATTTCTATACAAGTTCTAACCAACTTTTTTCCAGACAAATTAAATATTATTGGGGCTTCAAGTTTTATTTTTGAAAAATCGCTAAAACTATAAATTTCTGCAGATATCATTGACCGACACAAATTTGACATATTTTCAAACTCCAAGTCTGGAAGAACAATATATATCATTTAATTTCTATTTTTCATTTAAGTTAAATGAAATTTTAACAATTTATAAAAGTTACCTTTTCTGTTCTAATCATATTGTATTCAGCATACTTTTTGCAACTTTTTAACCCCATTTTTTGATGCAAATTCCACCATCGCAATCTTAGATCATTTTTATATTTTTCTATCACCTCATCTAAATAATCAACACAATCTCCCACTATGCAAATTTCAGAATAATTTCCTGATAAAACACTTTGTAGTGTTGTTTCAAAAACATCTTTTCCAGTTGTAGTCAGTAATACAACAGTCTCTCCTTTGTCACTTTTATATGTATAATTTGCAGACTTTTCAACATATTCATCCGACTGACCCCAAGCAGGCTTTCCTGTATTGTATTTTTCTTGTACCACACCAAGCTCTTTTGCTCTGGTCTGAATTCTGTCATAGTATACCTTGTATGTTGTCGATTGTATCATTGTGATCAAATTCATGCGCTTAAATGTCGTGTTACCATCCTGGTTTCTGTACTGATAATAGCCAAGATAAGGAATTCTTACCATCCGCGTTTTCAAAAATGTTCTTATCAGCAATTCATAATCGTCTCCTACTGCAAGAGGATGATGGCCACCAATATCCATATATAAATCCCTTTCCCACACTCTTATATGATTTGGTACACCAACAATATTAGCCATCGTTATATTGTTGATGTTTGCCGATCTGGCAACCCACGTTAACGTTAAACCTTCAACGCCTGGTATCTTTGTCATTTGAGCATAGTATCCTCCAAATCCAAAAGCCCAAACAGGTCCGTATTTAAAAGGCTTTAGATCCTTTTCAAATATTTCACAAAAATCAGTGTAAACAAACCCTGCGTCAGGATATTGATCAAACGCTTTTTTCACTAATTCTAGGCAGTCGGGAGTCAAGTCATCGTCATGATCTAATTCAACTAAATACTTTCCTCTTGCCAATGATGCAGTTTCAAATTTGTGCTGACCAATATTAGCAGTATTTTTATTTATGTTGTATACTCTTATTCTAGCATCACTTTCTTCTAATTCTTTAAGAGTTTGACAATTCTTTTCACAATGGGGTTGATCGTTGATAATAATCCACTCCCAATAAGGATAACTTTGAGCTCGTAAACTTCTAAATGGTCGATTGATTTTACCTGTACTGTTATAACTCGGTGAAAAACAACTGATAACAGGCATATTTTCTTTCGGCATTCTTAGAATGTTCTTAGATAGGTTGCTGATATAACAAAAATAGATAGCTTCTTGCTTTAAATTAATAATGTTGGAAACGTGTAGCCAGCGTTTGTGAACATCATTTCTAGCCACATTTAAAAACTTGTTCCAAGAAGGCCCAACTGTAACTACAACATCTGGCTGCATTATTGACACAATATTTTTAGCATTATTATCATCTGGATAAGCCAGCATTGTCATAACATCTCCGCTATCAAATTGTGGCTTTTGTTCTTCAGCTATACCAAATATGCAAACAATTGGTCTCTTCATTTATTGTATTGTTGTTTGTTAACTAATTAACAATTTTCATTTCAATATTAAACTTTTCTCTGAAATATTCTATAATTATTTTCATACTATTTTCTGTTAGAGTATATGTATTTTCGTTGTTTAGAGCATCTTCAAATTTTGGCGACTTTGAAAAATCTACAACGTCTTCTTGCGCAGCACATACATACTTTTCTACCCCCTTCATCTCAAAATAACTAGTCACAAAATAATCATCGTTTCTAACTAGTCCATTTTCGTGTATACTTTCTACTTCTTTGAATATCTCAATATAATCTTTGGAAAATGTGTTGGCTGGATATAAAACTCCTTTATACCCTCCAATAACGTAGGCTGGATATATATCTCTATCTTTTATCCATTGAGGATGCATGAATTTATGATTACCATATGCGCTAACAAAACATAATACAAATTTTGGATATTTTTTATTGTAATTAACAAGCGTTTCAAAATGATTAGGTTTTAGTATAACGTCGTCGTCGACAGTAATGATTGTGTGATCGCAATATTTTTGAATGGCTGGTATTAATTTAGTAGAGGGACCCCAGTCTTTATCAACAATTTCTATTTCGAAATGATCATATTTGATAGTTAATTCTTTTAATATATCTGGAATCACATATTCTTTTCCCATTCTTTTTGATTGTTTTGGAAGCCATAAAACTATTTTGTCAGGTTTGAATGATTGTGTGCACAGGTTTTCTATGACAGGGTTTATCTTTGTTAATCTATCAGGAAGAGATGTCAAACTGACAATTATCATTTTATTGTTACTAATTAATCATTCATTTAATAATAAATGAATAGTTTGGTTTTCAGAAATAGAAATGAATGGTATGATTACTTTACACAATTTAAAGAAGGGATGGTTGTTGCATTACAAGTTGATCAGTCATCAAGTTATATCAACACATATATGGGTAGGGTTGTTGGCACTCTAAATACAAGAAATGGGTTATTGGAAAGATGGATCGTACAACTCCAAGTATATTCAGATGGAACTTTAAAAACTGCTTATCTTGACAGTAGGTTTGGTGTAACAGAATTTTATTTTAGAGACAATCATTTTTGGCATCCAAAAGTATTAAGAGTTTTATTTCAATGATCTTAAATAACAAGCTTTACCCCAACCTTTATCTCCCATTTTCATTATACTTAAACTGTATCCCCTTAATTTAAGGTAATGAGTTATTGTATCTAAATTATTACCATCCTCATATACTTCTTCACTATATACTTTGGTAAATATTCCATCAATGAATTTCAAATATCTATCAAATCCTCGTATAACTTGAAGCTCATGGCCTCCAGCAGAAATAACTAGAAAGTTATACCGCATCATATCGATCTTATTTTCCTTTATTATTGAAGCAAAAGGTTTTGTTAATGTAATTATTTTATGTTTTACATCTATATTTGGGTATCTAAAACGATGTGTATTAAATTCTTGTAAACTACTGCTTCCGGAATTTGTGGAAATATTAAATGTGGTCGTTTTTACTATATTGGATAAAGCAGCACTAATAACTTTATCATTTCCTACATTTTCTTTCAATCTACCTATTATTCTAGGATTTCCTTCCACCCAAATAACCGGAACATCACCATATTCACTTTTTTCTTCTCCAAGATGAGCCCCAATGTGTATAATTCCCAAGGGTTTTATATTTAGATCTTTGAATGAAAGCATTCTTTTTATTAGGGTATCATTTAAGAAAAATCAGGAATATTTATGGCAAAAGTAATTCCAGATCCTTTATGATTCAGCCTAAAGTAGATAGGATATAATTTTTTATCGATGCAGTAAAAGCGAAATCCTTCAGGAATATAAACCTTTCCATTTTCATTTACAAACTGTATTTCTTCATTTGCACCTTGAGGTACAATATATCTAACACTCATATCTGGACAGGTCTGTATTCCTGTATTTATAGCATTACATAATTTCTTCCATGTATTTTCAATAACACGTTTATCGTTTGCAACAAGTGGCTGTAAATAAGATCCTTTGTCAACAAAATTAAGGCCAAGAGGATGAGCAAGGTCTCTGAATTTTTCAATTAGGGCACGTAAACAAGGACTTTGAGAAGCATGATTATCAAAACTACTAAATCTAGTGAAATAACTATCAGGAGGACCAATTAACTCGTACATTCTTGGCGGGTAGTTATCCGTTGGACCATCTGTGTGATGATCGGGGACAACAG